CGTTAAAGAGGAAAATCAACGCCAATGATTGGGACGGGGCAAAAGAACAACTGATGCTCTGGACTAAAGGTGGCGGTAAGGTACTGCCGGGTCTGTTTAAACGCCGCACGGCTGAGTGCGCTTTGTTGGATTAAGCGATGGCACTTAAGAAACTTGTACTGAAGCCGGGAGTTAACCGGGAGAACACCCGTTACACAAACGAAAACGGTTGGTATGAGTCCGACAAAGTTCGGTTTCGCCAAGGCACACCTGAGAAGATTGGTGGTTGGGCGCGTATCTCTGTATCTACATTCCAAGGTCTGTGCCGTTCTTTATGGAACTGGATCACTTTAGATAACTTAAACCTTATTGGAGTGGGTACTAACTTAAAGTTTTATCTTGAGTTGGGCGGCCAGTACAACGACATCACGCCTATTCGGGCATCAGCCATTCTGAGCAACCCGTTCGCTACTACTAATTTAAGCACCACAGTTACCGTTACAGATGCAGCCCATGGTGCAATTACTAACGACTTTGTTACTTTTAGTAACGCAGCGCCTGTAGGTGGGTTAAGTTTAAACGGCGAGTATTCTATTACCTATGTGGATGCCAACACCTACACCATCGTAGCTTCTACGGCGGCAACCTCTACTGTGGCGGCTGGCGGTGGTACGACTGTTAATGCTATCTATCAGATCAATGTAGGAGATCCATATGAGATCCCGTTGTCTGGCTGGGGTGCTGGCACATGGGGTACAGGTACATGGGGCTTTGGCAGTACATCTTCATCTGCTTTGCGCTTATGGAGCCAGAACAACTTTGGTGAAGACTTGGTTTATGGCTACCGTGGTGGCCCAATCTATTATTGGGACGCTAGTTATGGCGTAGACCCAGCCTTAGCTACGGTCACCATAGCCTCTCCTGCGGTGGTCACTGCACCTTTTAGTCTGCCAAATGGCTCTCCAGTCATGCTTACTAACACCGGCTATCCGTCTGCGTTACCTACAGGTTTGTTACCCGGAACGATTTATTACGTTGTTAACGTTAGTGGCAATACATTTAACCTAGCCTTAACGGTAGGCGGTGCGGCTATTAACACATCAGGTTCTCAGTCTGGCGATCACTACATCATGCCTAATGGTGTAAACGTTGCAAGTTTGTCGGGAGCTTCTGATGTTCCAATTATCCAGAACTACCTGTATGTCTCTGACGTAAGCCGGTTTGTATTTGCTTTTGGCTGTAATGATTACGGCTCTACAGTACAAAACCCTATGCTGGTTCGTTGGTCAGATCAAGAATCTGTAGTTAATTGGACACCATCTGCAACCAATCAGGCCGGTAGTGTTCAGTTGTCCCACGGCTCCAGCATCGTAACCGCCATTCAAACTCGCCAAGAAATCTTGGTTTGGACTGACTCAGCCATTTACTCAATGCAGTACATTGGCCCGCCCGTAGTCTGGTCTAGCCAGTTGATGGGTGACAACATCTCTATCCTTGGTCAGAACGCAGCGGCTCAAGCTTCTGGCGTGGTGTACTGGATGGGCGTAGACAAGTTTTATATGTACGATGGACGCTTGCAAACCCTCAGTTGCGATCTGCGCCGATATATCTATCAAGACATCAACCTTAATCAAAACCAGCAAGTGTTTGCTAGTACCAACGAAGGTTTTAATGAAGTTTGGTGGTTTTACTGCGCTGCTGGCAGCCTAACCGCTAACCGTTATGTAGTGTACAACTACCTTGAGAAAGTTTGGTACTACGGCACAATGGAAAGAACCGCATGGCTTGATTCTGGCTTAAGGGATTACCCTATTGCTGCTACATATAGCTACAACTTGGTAAACCAAGAATATGGTTTAGATGACAACACATCAGGAACGCCCGCAGGTATTGAGGCCTACATCTCCTCTGCTGAGTTTGATATTGATGATGGAGATAGATTTGGCTTTGTTTGGAGAATGTTGCCTGACTTGACCTTCTCAGGCTCAGATGCCTCTCCTACGCCAGAGGTTGTTTACACGCTGTATCCAATGCAGAACTCAGGCTCTGGCACGGGAACTCCTGCCACGGCTAATGTAGATAAACTGACGGGCGCTCAGTACACGGTGACTGAAGGTTTCACAGGTCAGATCAATACACGGGTGCGTGGTCGCCAACTTATTTTAAAGGTAGGTTCTTCTAACCTTGGAACAACATGGCAGTTGGGTTCTACCCGTATTGACATCAGACCGGATGGTAGACGATGAGCTTTATCATTACATCTCAGTTTGAGTTAAACAAGGTAGCCGCACCTAATATGCCGCTACCTCCAACAGACTACAACCGCCAGTATTTTGACCAGATGCTGAACATCTTGCGTCTGTACTTCAACCGGATTGATGCTTTAAACACGCAGTTGACTGCTTCTGGTGTTGTCCCTCCTTTGACAAACTACACTGTAGCCACGCTACCCAGTGCGGCCACGTCAGGCAAAGGCGCAAGGTCTTTTGTAACAGATGCTTTGGCTCCAACATTTGGGGCAACCGTGGTGACTGGCGGGGCAGTGGCTGTACCCGTTTATTCTGACGGCACAAATTGGAAGGTTGGATAATGGCAATTTCTGATAGACAAATCATTGACTGGCTATTAGCCAATCCAACGGCCAGTGATGCTCTTATTGCCTCCACAATGCAGTCGGCAGGGGTGTCTCCTGCTCAGTTAGCCTCCGCTACTGGGACTGATGTAAACGCTATAGAGGCAAGGTTTAATTCGGCTGTTACTTCTATTAGTCAATCTTCAGAAGCCCAAAAAGCTGAATTGGCGGCGCAACAGAAAGCCGCTAGTGAGGCTGCATGGGCAAGGCAACAGGCTGAGAATCAACGCCTATTTGAAGCGCAACAGGCGGAAAATGCACGCAAGTTTGCAGAAGAACAAGCCGCCGCTAAAGCTCAGGCCGAAGCTCAAGCTAGGGCGCAAGCTGAAGCTCAAGCAAAAGCCCAAGCGGAAGCGCAAGCTAGGGCACAGGCAGAAGCCAAAGCGCAGGCAGATGCTCAAGCCAAAGCGCAGGCAGATGCCGTTAAAGCACAGGGTATTGCTTCTTTACCAGCCGTTAAAACTAAAGAACAACAAATCCAAGAGTTTGTTGCGGCGGTTGACAACGACCCAGTAAAAATTGCACAAGCCGCTGCCAAATACAAAGTCAGCATGGATGAGATTGCCGCCGCTACTGGGCAAAATGTTGGCACTGTTGTAGAAAACTTAACCACCGGCTTAAAGCAAGCAGGTTTAGATGTCACATTTACTGGTGGTGACGTACAGGGTGAGTCAGGTGTTATCTCATCTGACCCACTAACCATTAGCGGGTTTGGTAAACCAGTTGAAGGTAGCACAAGAAAGTTTGAAGCCTTTGACACCAACATGAAGTCGTTGGGTGTAATTGATAACGGCAGTTTAACAAGTCAAATATTAAGCGACTTAGGCCCAGTAATATCAATGGCTGTGCCTATAGCTGGCGCTCAATTAGGCACACTGCTTGGAGTTTCTGCGGCTACTGGAACTGCATTGGTTAATGCAGGTATGCAAGTTGCTCAAGGGGCGGATGGCGCAAGTGTTTTAAAAGGCTTGGCAATGTCCCAAGTCTCGCAAACAGTATCGTCTACTGTTGCCAATGAACTTCAAAGCCTGTCATCAGACCCCTTAACCTCTAAGCTAATAACTAATGTAGGAACGGCTGTTGTCAATACAGCCTTATCAGGTAACACTAGTAACATTGGCAACACTATATTAGGTTCTGTAGTTAGCACGGTAGTTGGCGATCAGACTGGTAACGCCGCTTTAGGTTCGGCGGCAGCTACGTTAGCAACAACCGGGAACCTTGATGCTGCGGCAAAAACGTATGCAAGTACTGCTGGAACAAATGCCGCCACGGCTAATAATGTTGTTACACAACTCCAGAAGTCTGGTTTAGTAGACACAACCGCCAGCACAAATATCCAAGCCGCTCTTAATCAAGCGTTAACGTTTGACGCTTCTGGCTCTACAGATATTAACGCCGCAGGTGCGGCTGCCGATGCTGCTGGTTATGACAAGTTTATATTTAACGGCGGGTCATACACATTAGAAAACAATAACGCGGCTGCAAATATTGCAGATTTAGAAAACATTGTTAGACAAGAAGCCGCTGCTGCTCAGACCGCAACCACAGCCGCTAATCTAGCTGGTGGTGAGTTTGCTGGTTACGATGCTGCTGTAGCCGCTAACACTGCGGCAAATAATACAGTTATTGGTAACGCAGAAGCCAACGACTTAACAGAAGCTCAAGCTCTAGCCAAAATGCGTAACCCCACTGGTACGTCATTTACATTTGGTGGCAGTACTTACACCATGGGTACTTCAGATGCTGCCGTAACTAAAGCTTTAAACGATGCTCAAGCACAAGCCGCCAAACAAGATTTAAACAACGATATTGCCAATGCTTCTTCACGCAGTGAGGCGTTTAAGATTGCTCGCGCAGGTTTAGGCCCGGGCCAAACGTTTCCATACAACGGCCAGATCTACACTACCAATACGCTTGAAGAAGCGCAAGCAATTGCAACCGCTCAGGGTGAAGCACTTAGCGCAAAAAACCTTGCAAGTAGAACACCAGCACAGCAAGCGTTAATTGATGCACGTAGCGTGGGCGCAATGAGCGAAGCAGATGCTGTCGCAAAAGCTATTAGCGATACTAACTTAGCCAATATGTCGCCTGAGATGCGGGCAGTTGTCCAAGCTCAAAATGACACGGCAGCACGCGATAAAGCTGCACGAGACACTGCGGCTTTGTTGGCCAATAAAGCGTTTGCTGCGGATGATCTGCAAGTGGACGCTATGGGCAATACCACGTCTGGCAGTATGAATCTGGCTGATAACAAGTCAATTATTGGACGTGCAAACACTGTTGCTAGTAATATTGTCCAGCAAGGCTTATCTAATTTAGCTCAAGCTGGTGGTGAGTTTGTTAAAGGAGTGGGCTACACCGGCGCTGCTTTAGGTATTACTGGCGCAGATAATGCGCTTATAAGGGCTGGCACTGCTACGGAAAATATTGGCCAGACCCTTCAATTAGCATCAGTAAATGAAGCTAATCAAAACGTTATTAACGCAATCAACAATGCAGATGGCTTTGGGGCAAAAGTTATTGCTGGTGCTAAAGCAATTATTAAAAACCCTCAATCAGCCAATTTGGCAGTTATTGAGATGCTGCAAGAAGCTTTGCCTATTGGGGCAGCATCAAAGGTGTTTAAACTTGCAGGTAAATGGGCTGCTGTGGGCACAGATGTAGCTTTAAACGCCATGGAATCTGGTGGCGCAGCTTATGGCGATAAATATCAAGAAGCTATTAAAGCAGGAAAATCTCCTGCGGAAGCAGATGCAATAGCCACTAAAGCGTTTTACATTGCCAGCGCCGTTACTGCCGCCACTTCCGGCATTGTAGATAGCGCCTTAATTGGCAAGATTACTGGAGCGGTTGAAAAAGCTGCCACTAAAGCTGCTACAGGAACAGCAAAAGAAGCAGGTTCTGAGTTTGGCGAAGAGTTCATGACTTCTGCCATTACTGACTTAGTTCTTACGGGCAAAGTTGATTTAAACAAGGCTTTAACTCAAGGTGTGGTTGGTGGATTCGTTGCAGGCAAAACCACTGCAACTCTTGATGCTGCCGTCCGAGTTGATGAAGCAGCTTCTAAAGTTAACACTGACTTTAACAATGCTTTAAACGATGTGGGTCTAAAATCCGTAGACGGCAGCGGTAGTTTTGCTTCATTGGTTGACTCTAAAACCAACGCCTATGTAATCCCAGACAATGTTATCCAAACCTTAACTACATCTGGTTTAGTGGATACGACAAACTCTAACTTAAGCCCTGCCATGCAATATGCAGCGGCTAACGGCACGAGCCAGCAACAGGTCTATGACGCAATCAATGGATGGATTGCAGCCAACCCAGATGCCACTCAAGGCGAAATCATGACGGCTATGAATAAGGCTGGCCTAGATGTTGGCGATGTGATTGCGGCGGTTAGCGCTAAGACCACTACTACGGCGGCGCAGAATATCACCGACAAAGGCGGAATCACAAGTTTAACTACCACCAAAGGTAAGACTGATGCTCAAGTGGCTGCTGACGCAAAAGCTGCCGCCGATGCAAAAGCCATTGCAGACGCACAAGCTGCTGCTGCGGCCAAGTTTGCTGCCGATACTCAAGCCGCCATCGAAGCTCAAGTGAAAGCTGCCGCTGACGCAAAAGCTGCGGCTGAGGCTAAAACGGCTGCTGACGCAAAGATTGCCGCTGATGCCAAGATTGTTGCGGATGCACAAGCCGCCGCCGATATTGCTGCCAAAGCCGCTGCCGATCAAGCCGCCGCCGATGCAAAAATAGCTGCTGATGCGGTTGCTGCCGCCGAGGTTGCTGCCACTGCCGATGCTGCTACTAAAGCCGCTGCCGACGCTGCGGCTGCTACGGCCACTGCTGCTGCGGCCAAGTCTGCGGCTGATGCCAAAGCTGCCGCTGATGCTGCGACTGCGGCTGCAACGGCCAAGGCGGCTGCTGATGCACAAGCCGTTATTGATGCCAAGACTGCGGCTGATGCACAAGCGGCTGCGGATGCGGCTGCTGCTACTGCCACCGCTAATGCTAAAGCTGCTTCTGACGCTCAGGCTGCTGCCGATGCTAAGGCCGCAGCAGATGCCAAAGCTGCCGCAGACGCTAAAACCGCAGCGGATGCTAAGACGGCTGCCGATGCTAAAACAGCCGCAGATGCTGCTTTGGCTGCCCTTACAGCCACAACAACCAATACGGCTGCCAATACAAACGCAGCTACGACAACAGCGGCCAATACAAACGCAGCCACTAATGCCGCAACCAACACTAACGCTGCAACCAATGCTGCTACAAATGTAGCAACCAACACAAATGCGGCAACTAATGTTGCCACAAACGCTGCGACTAATACAAATGCCAACACCAACGCAGCCACAAACGCGGCCACAAACACAAATGCTGCGACAAATGCAAACACCAATGCAAATACAAACGCTAATACTAATGTAGCGACTAATACCAACGCCAATACAAACGCTAACACCAATGCGAATGTAAATACCAATACCAACACTAATGCAAACACTAACGCTAATACCAACGCCAATGTAAATGCCAATACCAACGCAAATACAAATGCGAACGTTAATACAAATGCCAATACAAACGCGAACGTTAACACGAATGCAAATACAAATGTAAATCCAAACGTTAACACTAACGCTAACGTCAATACAAATCCTAACGTTAACGTAAACAGTAACGTTAATCCAAATGTCAACGTTAATCCAAACGTAAATGTCAACCCAAACGTCAACGTTAATCCTAACGTTAATGTCAATCCAAATGTAAACACTAACCCCAACGTTAATGTTAATCCGAACGTTAATACAAACCCAAATGTAAACGTCAATCCAAACGTTAATTCAAATATTAAAACGGACGTTAATGTTTCTACGCCTGATGTTATTAAAGTGGGAGATGTGATCATCCCCGGCACATACACGCCACCAGATGTGTTGACACAAGTCACACCTGTAACGCCGCCAGTTGTGCCGCCAACGGTTACGGAAGTTATTCCACCAACCACAACCACAACGCCGCCTACTAAACAACCGCCTAAAAAGACAACTACGCCAACTCAGACGCAGATGCCACAAAGCGGTGGTGGAGGCCAAGACATTGCTGCTCCGTTGGCAAGTGTGTTCTATTACGGCAAAGACTTTGGTGGTCAGAAGCAACAAGTTGCCCCGACAGGCGATTTGATGATGTCTCCGTACCATGAGCTAAGTGTTACCAAGGCGGGTGCAGAACCGCCGCCAGCCGCAATTCCTGTTGCACAAGAAGCAAAAGGCGGCGAAAATGACATAGCTGCGTTACTACAACAAATCATGTCTTCTGGCGATAACAATATGACGCAAGAAGAGTTAATGCAAATTATTCAAGCAAGGGGCTAATATGGGTGAAGAATACGATTTTTTTGCGGATCCTAGGAATGATGCGTTTGCCTACAATGACTTAGGCTCTTCTCCATCTAACTCACAAATCCTGTCAGATATAAATTACAGTCCCAGTCTGCTAAGTAGCCTTGGCAGTTTGCTGTCCGGCGGCTCTGGAAGCATGGCTCAATTGGCAAGCCTTGGCGGTATTGGTGCTTTGCTTAACTCCATTGGTGGTTCTGGTGGTGGCGGTTACAAAGGTTACCAAGGAAGCATACCAAAGTACACAGCTTCACGTACACAGTATGCTGCGCCAACCAGTGGAGCGCCAAGCGCATATCGTCCATCCGACACAGAGGTGATGGACTATCTAAAGCGACCCGGTTTAAACGACTCAATGATTGCCCGGTCAATGAATGAGTTTGGCATTACTCCTAGCCGTGTGGCTAGTGTTACTGGCACTCCTGTCGCAGATATTCAATCTCGCTATAACGCAGCTATGGGGCCAAATACAACTGCACGCCGTCCCGGCTCAGGCGGTGTAACGTACTTCTCACCCATGGTTTACACGCCACAAGGCGCTGCCCCTGCCTCCACTGCTCCTGCTGAAACAGTTGCAGCCCCCACTACGCCCGGAACTGGCGGGGAAGATCTTTCCTATAAAGTCTTTGCCGCAGGCGGCATGGCTCATGGTGGCCTAGGTTCTTTAGGTCATTACTCCGATGGCGGTCACCTTCTTAAAGGGCCGGGCGATGGCGTGTCTGACTCTATCCCTGCCATGATTGGCGACAAGCAACCAGCCCGTCTGGCCGATGGAGAGTTTGTTATTCCAGCCCGTATTGTTTCTGAGATTGGTAACGGATCTACAGACGCAGGAGCGCGTAAACTATATGCCATGATGGATCGCATCCAGAAAGCTCGTGGCAAGACTTTGAAAAACGTAGCAGCCAATACCAAGGCTACTTAGCAGACTGGGACTGTAATTTATATCTGACAGGATTTGTGAGTTAGATGGAGAAGAGCCTAAGTCATTGTAGGCAAACGCATCATTCCTAGGATCCGCAAAAAAATCG